GGCCATCGGTGATATGCCTGAATTACAAGACATAGCTGTGGCCATCGGTGATATGCCTGAATTACAAGACATAGCTGTGGCCATCGGTGATATGCCTGAATTACAAGACATAGCGCCAGAAAATGTTGAAATCCTCAATAAATTCAGTAAAGAAGATCAAGCCAATACTAACCAGTTATCAGGGATTACTTCTAATGACGTTTCCAATAATACTACTAGCGAAGTTAAGATTGATCTAGGTGGCATTAAAGTGGATATTAAAGAAACTACAGGTGATCCACAAACATCAGGTAAAATTATTGGTGAGAAAATACGACAAGAATTAGAGCCTTTATTTAAACAGGCATCCATTGACCTAAATAGCGCGGTGGCGATCTAATGGCTTTTGAAAACTTATTTGTAAGAACACAAAGAACCATCGGCTCGATTGAACTAGATACCGTTTTGATTGAAGATCACGATAATTCAGTTATTATAACTAAAAACCCTGTAGAAGCGGGAGTAGACATAACTGACCACGCTATTGTAGAACCTAAGATATTATTCGTTAGGGGTGCTGTGACTGACACCCCATTGCGAGCAGCCGCTTTTGGGCAACTTGTAGATTCTGTTACTGGTCTATTTGGTACATCAACCTCTTCCAATATTACACGATCTAAGAATGCTTATGAGTTATTATTAGAGCTTATGGAACAACGTGAGCCGTTCGAAGTAGCCACAGGTTTAAAATTATATAGCAATATGTTAATGACTAGCCTTAAAACTAGCCAAGACAAAGATACTAGCCAAATCGTGTTCCTTGATATGGTGTTTGAAGAAATAATAATAACTATTAGTGAAAATATATCATTGACTGAAAATGATGTCACTAATAGTATTAAAAAGAATATAACACCAACTTCAGATCGGGGTAGACAGGAACCTATTGTCCCAGATACTCAGACTGGTTCGTCAATCTTATTTGATCTATTCGGGTGACATAATGGCACAAGAAATCATATTAACATCAGATGGTTCTCAAAAATTTACAATTATATTAGATGGAATCAATTATTCGTTTAACGTGATGTACAATACCCGCATTGGGATATGGACAGCAAACATATCTACAGAAGGTGTAGAGCTTGTGAATGGAATTGCATTAGTTGGGGGAGTAGATATTGTTAAACAATTTACATTCGCCCTGAAGAACCTCTATATTGTAAATTTAAACGACCCTAAAATTGATGCAACAAAAGAAAACCTTGGAACAGATGTTAAGTTATATAAATTAAACGTTGCAGAGGTTCCAGTTAGTGGCTAAACAATTTAAAAGGAAATATGAATTAATCTTATTAGGTGAAGAAAATATTAAGGCTATCACAGATTTACGAATTGTGTTTGAGGTCAGCAAATCTTTAAGAAGTTATCCTAACTTAGCTAAGATAGATGTATTCAATCCTAATGGTGACACAATAGCCCTAGTAGATAATGACAATCCTATTGTTATCTTAAACGCGGGTTACGATGGTAATATGGGGTTAATATTTAAAGGTCGTTTAAGAAATTCATTTGTTAATCGTATTTCCGAAGATAGAATTTTAACTTTGTATGCGGGGGACGGTCAACGTGAATGGGAAAACACCATTATCAATAAAACCTATTCTAGTAATTTCAAACTGAAAGAATTAGTGACCGATATCGTTTCAACCTTTTTAGAATCAGGTGAATTAACACTCGGTACATTACAGGATATGGAAGATAGAGAGGCTGATAAATTGATGGGGGTTAGCCTTAGTGGTTCCACTAAAGATGTTATGGATAAAATAGCGGATGACTATGGACTTATATGGAGTATTCAAGATAATGAAATTGTTGTTATGGATGCAGACGCGCCGATTGAATTCACAGAAGCAGTATTAATAAATCAAAACACAGGTATGATCGGTTCACCAACCTTAACTGAAATAGGCGCAGACGTTACCACATTACTGAACCCTGATTTATTGCCTAACATCGCGTTCAAGATTGAATCTGTTAGTACGACTATCGCATTGACTAATTTACAGTTTAGATCATTAAGAAGAACAACCGCTGAGGGCATTTACCGAGCGTTTGAGGTGATTTTTAACGGGGATACCCATGGCAACAATTGGTATTCCACAGCGAGAGGAACTATAATCCCAAATGGCTGATGATAGACTTAATAACATAAGTGATGGTGGCCTTGCGGGAGTGATTCAACAGGGCATCAAAAACTATATGAAGGATGTCCATACATGCCTTCCCGGAGAGATTGTTTCTTTTGATCCTGAAACACAATTAGCTGAAGTGCAAATAGTGATTACTAGGTCATTTATCAATGGAGAGAGCCAACCTTTGCCTTTACTAGTAAATGTTCCTGTTTGGTTCCCTAGAGCAGGAGGTTTTAATATAACATTTCCTATCGCTAAAAACGATGAATGTTTAGTTTTATTTGCAGAACGATCATTAGATAGATGGATTAAATTTAGCGGTAATCAATCGCCGCATGACATGAGAATGCACAGTCTATCAGATGCGATATGTCTTGTGGGTATGTCTTCTCAACCCAAAGTTATCACGGATTTTGATCCTGCTAATTTTCAAATAAGAAACGAAGAGCATGATCAAACTTTTACAATGAAGCCTAACAAAGATATAAAGGTTGTTACAGGTACAGTTGAAATTAATATGTTAAACGCTAGTGAGATTATTAATATGGTTGCACCAGTGGCAGTTAATATTGATACACCGCTAACAACGTTAACGGGCGATTTACAGGTTGATGGAAGTATCAACATAGATGTTGATTTAGATGTATTAGGCGATACTACACTTAGCGATATAGTTACTTCTAACAACAAGGATATTAGTGATACACATCTTCATGCACACGGGACACCAAACACGAGTCCACCACTATGATAGAACGAGCATTAGACAGTAATAATGATATATTCATCCGCAATGGGTCTTTTACCACTATTAAAGAAGGCGGTCAAGTGACACAACATGTTAGAACTAGATTACTATTTTATTTGGGGGAGTGGTTTGCTGATAATAGAGCAGGGACACCTTGGTTTCAGGAAGTTTTTATTAAGCCATTTAATATTGGAGCGGTGGAAACTATTATAAAATCTAGAATTGCGAATACGCCAGAACTGGATCAGATTACGGAATTTTCTATGTCTCTGCCTAATCCCGCAGATAGAAAATTACAAGTGTCGTTTTCAGCAGAAACAACTTTTGGCACTATAAACAGTGAAGAGGTATTTTTAAATGTCTAATGGTATAAGCGCAACTGGATTCCAACGAAAAAGATTGGATGAGATTATAGCAGATACAACTGCTGATTTTAAAACAGTATTTGGCGATAATCTCAATGTCACACCTGAATCACCTGATGGCCAAATCATAGGGCTAATATCAGGATCACAAGCGGATTTATGGGAAATAGCTGAGGGAGATTACAATGCGTTCAATCCTTCTGCGGCAACTGGCAATGCATTATCTAACTTAGTACAGATAAACGGTATCACCCGACAAATTGCTGTTGCGACAACTGCTACGGTAACTATAACTGGAACAAACGGTACTAATATCCCACTCGGTAGTTCAATTAGTACAATAGATAAGAGTGTTACGTTCACAACAGATGTTTTGGTGACTATTCCTGTCGCAGGGTTTATCGATGTTAGTGTCACTGCTACCAGTGTGGGCGCTGTCCCGGCTGTTGCAAGTACAATCACTATAATAGATACACCTATCACAGGATGGGATTCTGTGATCAATGCAGCGGATGCAATAGAGGGTAGCGCTGAAGAAACCGACACAGAACTCAGAGCTAGACGAGAATTGTCAGTTTCTAAAGCGGCTAAAGGCATATTGGAAACAATATTAGCTGAAGTGTTGGCAGTGGATAATGTTGTAGAAGCATTCGTTTATGAGAATACAACATTATCCACGAATATCAATAATAACACTCCGGGAAAGGCGTTTCAAGTCGTGGTACTTGGTGGATCAGATGCCACAATAGCCACCGCAATATTTGATGAAAAACCTGTAGGGATTGAAGCCTATGGCACAACTATTGTAGCAGTGGACGATTCACAATTGATACCTCATGATATCGGATTCACTAGACCTGCGACAATATCTATATATATCATCGTAAACATCAACACATTTAATAATTTCCCTGCTGATGGCGGCGATACTATAAAGCAAAATATTGTTGACTATGCTGATGGATTATTAGTTAGCGGAAGAGGTTTTGGTGTCAACGATGACATAATTCAATCTGAATTAAATACACCTGTTAATAATGTTATAGGTCATTCCATTAATAGTATTTTAATTGGCATTACGCCGACCCCTACATTGGAAAATAATATAACAATTGATTTTGATGAAGTGTCTGATTTTGTAATCGGTAACATAATTATTAATGAGACTCCAGTATGATAGACCAAATTGATCACAGGGCTTTAGCTGAATCTAGATTGGTTACTCAGTTTAAAGAGTCACCTAATCTTATTAATTATATCAAATTATTGTTGCGTGAAAATGACGACCTTGAGCAAGTGTTTCAAAACATCTGTTCTATGCGGTGGATAGATACTGCTGTGGGTGTTAACTTAGATGTTATAGGGGATATTGTCGGTCAGGACAGAGGGTTTAGCCAAACAGTCGCAGACACGTTCTTTGGATTTATTGGAGCGATCGGTGCGGATACATTTGGTACAAGTGGGGATACTAATATAGGTTCTAACTTCAGGTCTACTTCTGATGTTGAATTTATAGATGTCGTATTTGACGATGCTACTTATAGAATATTTATACGGTCTAAGATCTCCAAGAATAAAACAAGAGTTACTATTAATGAAGTGATTGATGTTGTGCTACAAGGCGTGACTAGTGCTGCAACCGTAACAGTATCTGAAACTATGGCTAACTTTAAATTAACTTTTCCGGGATTGTTAAGTGACACTGATAAATTATTACTTGCAAGAACACCATATGCCCCACGTCCAGCAGGAGTAGGAGTTATCTACGCTGATGACGAGGGTACATTTTCATAGAGGATTAATACGATGGTACAAAAAGTCTTTCCAGATTTTGCCACAACCGATATTGCTGATATCGGTAATGGTGATCCAAATAAAGAACCAATATCCGCAGCACATAAAACTGATGGGTGGGGTGTAGAAAAACCAACACTACAGCAGATGAATCAATTACAGAGTTTGCAAGGGCATTTCATACGAGCAAACAATGAATTCAAAATCGAAGCTGATGGATATGAAGCTGAATCCGGTGAAATCGTTTTGATAGACAATTCATCAGGTACGGCAACAGGTAACTTACCAACATCTCCTATCAATGGTCAATGGGTTATATTTGGGGGTGTTGAAAAATTCAGCATATTTGCAGTGGATATCGAAGGCGGAACAAATGATATAATGGTTGCCGCAGACACAAATTGTGTTTTAAATATTGATAATACATTATTCATATTTTATTGGGATAGTTCTGCGTCACTTTGGAAAATTAACATAACTGCTTTACAGGGGAAAATTCAATGAGTGTAGCAACAGATTTCTTTTTAGGTGGTGGGGGTGGTGGTTTTGGTCAACCACAAATGCCGCCTGCAAAAATTGGCTCCAACGGACATTTGTCTAACGCCATGCACTTGCCTATGTTCAGTTTCAGTAATGGTAATACATTATTCAGAACACCAACTCAAAGCACTAACACATCAAATACTTGTCAATTGGTTGATTCTACAGGTTCAGTGTTCTCGGTAAGTTTATCTGATATTAACACACAAGAAACGCTAACTTTGACTTATTGGGCGGGTTTGTATTGGTATGATAATGTTGATTTATTGTTTTATTGCTTAGTGGTCGACGACACCACAGCCAATAGCGTTTATTTAATCACCATTTCAAAAACAGGTACTATAGTTCTGGTTGGTAGTGATACCATCGCAAACTGGACTAACAATGCACCACCACCTAAGTCAGGTGCTCAATCCCATTGGGTTAGGGCTACTCAGGGGAGTGGAGATTTCACAATTTCAATAGGTTCATCAGATGATAGAACAGTCATTAGCTCATCTGATGGTACGGTGCAATCGACGACTGCAGACTTTAATCTTGTAGGTGGGACAGATACACCAGAACTTAATGGAGCTTATATTTCTCGTGACGGTAGGGTGATGATCGGTAGCGGGACAGTATACGACCTTGGCGGTGGTGAATCAGTATTTAACGGACTATCTATACAAAGGAAAAATGCAGCGGGTGTTATTAATATGCAACAAACAATGCCTAATTTGTTGGGTCATGCGGCAGGAAGTAATTTTTGGGGATTAATGAAATTTATCGAATGGGATGGTGGGATCTTACTCACTGCTACGGCCAGTGCTACTAATTTTTCATCCGGTTCGCCCGTTGTCGGCGTTCGCCAGTGGGAAATTGCGGAATTTGACGAATGGTTGCATGATATGTGTACTTACTTAGGTTTAGCGGAGAAAACATAATATGAAATTTAAAGAAGAAGCTCAATTTTTCCCTAATTCAAGAGGGATTAACTACCAAGCGATCGACCCATTGCATGATGGTGAAAATAATCAATTGTTTAGAAACGTTGAATTAATAAAAGAAAACGGTATTGAGTATTTAATAGGTGAATATTCAGGATTGTTACCGTTAACACCATTTGTAGATCTAGGGGAATATCGAACTCGTGTCACCTTTGGGGAACTTAAAGTATTGTTCGAACAACAACCATATTCCAAAGTATATAGAGCGGCTTATCCACAGGGTAGTAAGGCTGAAGATGATGAAGCTTTGTACTTCTTTGAGCGCGCTAAAGACCCTGTAGCCAAAGACGGTTTGATTGAAGTCACCGACCAATTAATGACTGATGCGTTGGATCACTTTATATTACAAAACTATATGAATGCGGATGATAAAATTCGCATACAATTGGGTATTAAATTATGAGTTATCAGTTAAGCGAAAGGTCTAAGGAAAGACGTAAAGGTGCTGATCCAAGATTAATTAAAATTAGCGATCTAGCTATCACATTGACCGCAATAGATTTTGGACATCCTAAATTAGCAGGGAAAAGAACCGCCAAGCAACAAAGTGATCTTTATGCCGATGGGATGTCTCAGTGCGACGGTTATGTGAAAATTAGTAACCATCAACATGGTAAAGCTTTAGATTTTTATGCCTATGTTAAAGGAAAGGCTAGTTGGGATAAATTACATCTAGCTATGGTGGCGACTGCATTTTTACAGGCCGCTTCTATATTAGGGTATAAATTGAGATGGGGAGGTCTTTGGAAAAACTTCAAAGACATGCCTCATGTTGAATTAATAGACTAGGGGAAAGAAATGAAATTAATAATGTCGAGTATTATCTTGTTACTTTTATCAGGTTGCCAAATGCTAAGTGGTGTAATGGGTCAAACAGAATACACTGTTGAACCTATTGTCTTAGCTGATGGTACTGTTGTTTGTTGTAAGGTTAATGTATTTAATTCCAAGGACTATGAAAACTTTAAGTTTAAACTTAAAAAGAATGTAGACGGAACAATAGAAGTAACCCTTGATGAGAAAGGTGTAAACGCTTCTGACCCTGCCACAGTTAACGCACAAAACCAAGGTAAGATGCTAGATACAATCACAGGGCTTTTACCACTAATTCAACCTAAAGATGGTACAGACCAATGAGGCTTAAGAAGACTTTGAAACTAGCACACGAAGGGAAATTGTATGCACCTAAATCTTTTAAGATTGCATCGGTATATGAATTGCGTCTGGTTTGCAATGGATGCGGCGCTGCTGATGCTAAATTTGATTTCATTCCTGATACTATTTACTTCACTTATATTGGGTATGCTTGCCATATCCATGATTGGATGTACGATGAAGGTGAAACGATTGAAGACAAGGAACGAGCGGATAGAATCTTCTTAAACAATTTGTATCGTATTATTAAAATTGAAAACGCTTGGTGGAAACCAACCTTTTTGATGAGACAACGTGCTTTGAAGTATTACTTAGCTGTTAAGCATTTTGGCGGAGACGCTTTTTGGTCAGGTAAACAAGATTTATCGAAACGACTGAAATAATAAGAAGCCCCGAAAAAGGGCTTCTCTTCCATATCCTCACGTTAACCTTTCCCGATTCTTTACGTCCAAGAAAAATACCAAGAAAACAGCCGGAATTATGGTTCTAACTTAAGATCATTCTCTTTGTGGAACTCTTTAAGATTTGCCCTCAGATAGCTTTTGGCTTCGCCAATAGTATCGAATCTAGATTTTAATGTCTTCAACGCGTGATCACAATTAGAAAACTTATCTACCACTTTCAACCTGACGTGATAACCACAGTCACCATCATTACTGAATATATCACCTACGTGTTGCTTGTTAATATTTATGGCCGTTCTAAAATCCTCTTTTTTAAAACTTACCGTAAATTTTGGCATTTTTCTTTTCATTACATATCTCCTATTAAGACGTTTAATAATTGAATCCTCGGTATACCATTTTCCCACTTCTGAATACATTGTTCTTCCATTTTTTCCTTGGTCATGCCAGCCCGTAAAAGACGAGCTTTGTGAAAGGAAAAAATATAATATTCAGTAGTTATTTGAATCAAGATGAAGCATGATCCCGCTCTTTTACCCCTTTTGCGCAACCAATTGACCTGACTAGGGGTGAAATGTTTGAGATCTATAGGCGTAGAAGACTTCTTTGGATATTTTTCCACTTGTTTAAGTTCGATCCATCCATTTACTCCCGCCACGCCATAAGAAAGGTCAGGGATGCCCAACGAAAAGCGATCTTCGTGTGATTGGGCATCCCATACCGTTCCCATCATTTCAAGTAGATAATTTTTTAGTCTATTTTCACGTTTAGCCATGAGTCATCTACCAATTGATTATATTTGCCTAGAGCATCTTCGGTTACTTTAATGGCGTTATCAAGATAAGCTATCATCTCAGATATAATTCCATCTTTGCGAGTATCAACACAAAATTTTTGCGCAAACTGGATTGCATCTATATAATCCGCTACCTTAACTATCATCGCCGCCATACCCTGATGTTTCTCTTTCGATGCTCTGTATAAGGGGAACATTTCACTTTCTAAATCATTAAAAGTAATTGGACTAAATCGTTTCAAAGGTGAAGGAACATCACCTGTAACAACTTCGGGCAAGTCATGTGTCAATGCCCAATTCACCACCGCGTTTTTATACTCTGGGCTGAGATCAATTCTATCGCAAATAGCGCTTGCGATAATTGCCACATTATATGAATGTTCAGCCACTGATTGAGGGCGAGACATCTCGACGATACCCCACCTTTTGATGTTTGATAATCTCATCATCTGTTGGAAACTGAAATCTAAGATCACCCGATTTCTCCACGTTCTTTAAAGTAATTTGGCGATGCATGGCATTCGCAATGAGGAGCATCCTTACCTTCACAACACTTATGTTTTGACTCATCAACACTTTTTTCCACGTGATTTAATAAGCCAGTTTCATCGTCGATAGCCCAAGTTCGATTTTTATTGATTTCCATTTTATCACGCATGGCTTTCTCTAGATCAATCCCGGCCAAGTGTGCGATATCATAAATTAAAATAGCACAATCGGCCAGTTCCATAGGATCATGTTGAGACGTTAAATATTCTGGAATTTCTTCCATCACCAATTTAGTCAAGGCATTGGTGATTGTCCTTTGTGGCATCACTTCGTCAGCCCATGAAGTAATTAAATGTTGTAAGGATAAAATTGTTGATGTTGGTTCTTCTAGATCTTCCCGGATACTCACGGATTCATTCTTGTGGAGATTTTTAATGGATCTGATCAGCCAATCTATTTTACCTATCAATGATTTTATTCCTGCAGACTTATCATTTACAATTATTTTATCGCGAGAATGGACAACGATGCCGGATTCTGATATATGATCATTGTTTTTAATTTCTGTTGAATTTGAAGCTTTGATATGGACTACTGTGCCACCTATAGATCTAACCCATTCTGCTTCGTTTTCAAAACGAAGATCAGTGATGACCATATCCCTGCCCTGCAACTTGAATTTTTCCCATTGTTGGGCAACTTTGACTATCCAAATATCAGGGTGGATCATTTCTCTGCCCCATTCCGTTCCCAAAGTCTGTAAGATGTCTCGCGGCGTTAAATTACCAAATCCAACAGGCTCTTCTTTCAAATCACCATTTACTTGTTCTTCATCTAGTCCGATCATAACTTTGATACCATCTTTCATGGCTCTAGCAAATGAAGCTCGATCAAATCTGTAATTTTCGCATAAAACATCTGCCGATGCATCCTTGCCTGATCTTGCTTTTCCAGTAAACGCTATTAATTGACTCATGATATTTCCCCTAAATCAACTACATCATTATGTGTTGCACCAAAACCTAACCATCTGACAGGAATTCCTGTCGCGGCTTCTATCCTTGTTTTCAATGTTGCAAGATCGTCTTCGTGCATATAATTAGCGAAATTCAAGAATAAATAATCTGGTGAACATTGAAAACAAGCTTCTTGCGTTTGCATCAGACTAAAACTGAACACGCGACGCGGTAATTTTGTTACTGTTGTTAATTCTGGCTCTACACCTACTTTTGACCAATCAAGTTCAACTTGATCATCATAACCACAGCCACTAGTACCAATCAACTTTCCATTTTCATCATAACGATTTGCAACACGGATCGGGAAAGTTCTTAATGTACCATATACTTCAGGTTTAATTGAATAAGGAATACAACAATCTGCCATCACTTGTGCCGGAGTAACATCACGACTAGTACAATAAGGGTAGAAACCATGGTGAACCGACAAGCTATACCCTTGTGCGCCTTCAATTTGCATAACTTTCGCTTGTTTGATTGCTACGCGATATTCATCCGCTGAAATCACAATGTTTACTCCCATTGCATGAATTTTATTGCAGATATCTTGCGGGAATGCCATTCTAGCGTTGTTACAATTGTCTGGATCACGTTGAATTTTTTGTATTAAAGCCGCACCGGAACCTTTCATAGTGCTTCCTATTTTTACATTGGCTTTTTCGATGTTCAGATGCTCTGGCAAGACGATTGCCGCTTGTGGATGGATCACTATCTTTTTGCCTTGTAACAAATCCTTACAAGCGAAAATTTCATCATGTAGGCATTGAGGATCAACAACCGATCCCGCGCCAATGAGAATTGTCTTTAATTTCGGTGATACAATCCCATTAGCCAACATTCTGTGAATAAATTCACGTCCATTTTCGTCGATATAAGTATGTCCTGCATTGGGCGCCCATGCTGTGACTACTGTGTCAGGTTCTCTTTCAATGGCCAAATATCCCGCTAATGAACCTTTACCCGTACTGCCAAATTGTAAATCTAAAATCATATATGCTTTCATTTTCATTACCAACCTTGTTCGTTAAATCGTTTTTCGAATGCTGCAACCGCTACCGGAACCACTGGACGAATCAATTCGAGTATTGCTTCGGCATAAACTTTAATTTCATATTGTGCATGAGGGTGAAGTCTTTCCGCTAAAAATCTGAATAAATTATGAAGGTTGACCGTAGCGAACATATGACTATACGTTGATACTGGAAGAACTGATCTAGCCAATTCGCGAGGCATTCCGCCCTTTATCATAGATTTGTACAGAGAGAAAGAATCTTTGTTACAATGCGCCATGTGCATTAACCACTGTTCAATGTTAAATTTTTCTTCATGCGGCAACGCTTCAAACTCTTCTTTGGTCATCGGATCACGCATCTGTTTATTATCTTTATTTTGTTTACCGATCAAATGTGGTTCAGGAATGTAAAATTCTTCTGGTAATTCGCGATATCTAGCGCTTAATTCATTAAACGATTGTGTACGGTGGCGATGCCATTGTCTGAATACGAATATAGGAGCTTTAACATCAAATGTTAAAGTGACTGCCTCAAATGGTGTATTGTGACCGTTATTATAAAGATAATTTATGAGCCGTTCATCACTGCCCTTATCTTCTCCCGCTCGCCATTCTGCATCATAAGATACTCTAGCGTTTCGAACAATCGAAAGATCATCTCCCATTGAATCTACAAGTCTTATAAATCCGTGATCTAAAACTTTAATCATTTTTATTTTCCTCTAGGTTAATTTACAGCCATCTATCTGATTTTTTACTTTCCCACCAATTTTTGCCGGATCTGTTTACTTCTAAAATTAAAGGGACTTTTAATCCCCGGTCTTCTTCTATTCGTTCCTTAATCAATTTTGATACTTTTTCTTCTTCTCCTTTCGGTATTGATAATGAGTATGAATCATGTGTATTCAGTAACATTTTAGCACCAGTGCCTTGGATCGCTTCATCAATCAATAACCAGTTGCGTTTATTTTCATCTGCCGCCGTTGCTTGAATTAATATGCCTGATGCCTTGTAGGATTGATACCCACGTGGGAATCTCAAATGGCGACCACTTCTTGTGAAGATATAACCTCTTTCTTCAGCTACTTTCTTACAACCATCGGCCAATCTTTTTACACCGGGTAGGCGATTATGGTAAGCGTTTATTACTCCCATCGCTTCTTCGCCTGCTTTCTTGTACGTGATCATATTGCCACTGCCTTTAGGGTAGAATGATTCCCAAGACCAAGGAAGACCCATTTCTTCGGCTGTCGTACCATTGCCTTGATTGAAAATCATGGAAAGATTTAATTGTTTGGCGTTCGGCTGTCCGTTATAAGTTGCATTTCTCACTAGACCTGTTAAATCGGCTACATATTGATGGAAATCCTGTTCTGGATCGCGCAAATAAGCATCAACTATATCAGGTGTGCCAACTAAATGTGCAAAGATACGTACCTCAAACGATGCCATATCCATGTCTACCCAACTGTGATCTTCATCTGGTAAGAATACTTGCTTTACGATTTCGGCAACTTGTTTGTTTCGATCTGGTATTTGTTGCAATGCGGGACTTGTGTATGATAATCGACCTGTGCCCGTACCGCCATCATCACCTTTAGTTTGATTGATATTAGGATAAACTCGGCCATTTTGGGCTGATTCTAAAACGTGACCTACTAAAAAGGTATCACGAGTCTTAATCATACTTCTTAGATCAAGAATTATTTTTGCCGCCGGATGGGACATTTTGCGCAATGCGTCAGCACCAACACTGGCATTGCCGGATTTAGTTTCTTCAAGTGGTGTGCCATCAATAGCCCACCATCGGCCATCTTTCCATTGCGGCTTGAATAACTTTTTAATATCACCACTTGGTTGCGCGTTGCATGGAAATCCCGCCGCATCATTTAATTCTTTTTGCATTTGACGGATTACGCCACTTAATTCGCCCACCGCCTTTTCAGCCGCCGGAATATCGACTCTAACTCCATGCATTTCAGCCGCCAATAAAACTGGTGTCACCGATTGTTCAAATGTTAATATCTTTTCTAGCCCTTGTTTGGTTATTTCCTTCTTTTGGAATTGATGCAATGCTAGTGTTGCCCTAGTATCAGCCTTGGCATAAGGATCAACTATCTCGGAGGGCGCGTCGGATATATTTTTCATCTGGACATTTTTGGTAGCTCGTCCGCCGAATATCGCCGCTAAATCTGTATAAAGTTGATCACCCTTCTTAAATTCTGATGTATATTTCCCTGCTAGATGATCGAGGGAATAGGCGTGTTCATGTTCATTGATAAGTCCGGCTTGAATAACCGTATCCGATGATCTAGCTAGATCAAAATTAAGGCCGCTTGCTTGAGACATCCTGTAATCAAATGAAAGGTTGTGACAGATAGTATCGCCCTCATAATCTTTCATTTGGCGATTGAACATTTTCACTGCTTCTGGTTGTTCACGGACATCATAATAATAATCTTTGCCATCGGGAGTGCTTAAACTAAAACCAAAAACCCGCGCCCCAGCATTGGGATTAAGTCCGGTGGTTTCAGTATCATACGCAACTTCATCGAACTTGGTTAGATCTGGGAAATCTTTCATATTATTCGCTCTTCGTTATTGGTTTAAAGTTGACCCGGCATCACCGGGTCATTAGTAATTAATATCCTGTTGATTCATCCGAGGACTTTTCACTTTCGTAATTACCACCTGCCTGTTTAGCTCCACCTTGAATAGCTTCATATAACTTCTCGGCTTTGAAATAAACTTCTTCCACAGGAAATCCATCATTTTCGACTTTGAGATTTTGATACTCGCCCTTCGCACCCTCATCATCAATACTAGATAACTTGTACTTTCGACTGAATCGATCACCAGAATTAAGGCGAACTAGACTGTTGAATTTACGACTAACTTTCATTTTTGATTTAGCCATGGAAAGGATAACTTCATCACCGTTGTCAAGCAACACTAAATGCTCTGCCGTTGGCACTGCTTCTAATTTCGCTTCGTCTGCGTCTTGTGTGATAAATGCTTCTGCTTCTTCTGCGGTGTCGAATACACCACGAAGACCACCAGAACTGTCCATTTTACGATCAACCCAAACTAAATGGCGTTTTACAAAACTAACTGGTGTAAAATTGACTCCATCTGGATAGAGTTCTCCGGTTAGGGTGTTGAAAATCATTCCAACTTCTGCGCCGTCGATATATTCATCCTTTTTCTTGTTGATCTGTGGCGATAATGCCTGTAAAACATCAATTCGTGGTAGTTGCAAATCATCACTTTCAACGTTTTCATTTCCGCGATTTTGACCTTGCTTGATATAACTTGGTAATTGGTCTTCAGTTGTCGCTACGTCTTTCTTTGCTTTAGTCATGAGACTATTTCCTTTCTTTAAAGTTTAAGTTTAATTTTGTCCGGTTTTACAAGACGGACGCTTGAACAGATTTTAATTTCTCTCCCCACTCAGCATAGAGCCTCTGGGATTGAGATCGTATCGCCCCGTTAAGCCGATTCTTTACCCTTTAACCACTGTGGCGCGGCTATAAGGGTCGATTTTTAACAAGTCTTTCGGATATTCGCCATCGGCTTGTTTCATTTGTTCTTTTACGAATGCTTTTAAAGTACTAGCATTGACAGTATCAGTAATCATTGCGGCATGACCGTGATCAGTTAACCATTTATAGAGGTCTTCACGATTTCCCGCAGGGCAAGCACATCTTATGTCAGATGCTAATTGCAACCTACCGACATCTTTGATCTTAATCACTTCAAGACCCTCATCATCCATTCGTTCTGGGACAACGGTGATGGTTAGAAAATCGTAAATTTTTTGGATAGATGATTTTTCAGCGCCTAATTCTTCCAATTGGCCTTTTAATTCTTTGATACAAGCGCCCAATTCGGCTATGGACATTCTATCATATCCTTCTTGCAGTGCATCAAACATTTCTTTAGACATCGCTCTACCCTCTTATATTGATTTTAATGTGTACGGTATGTACATTGCTCGTCTTCCATCCCACTTGAGAAAATTATGTTGTGTCCCTGATGTTAAAGACATCGTTGCCATAGCAACCAACATTGGGTTTCCGGCAGGGATTATATAATCCACTCCCACCACGTATTGAGTTAGAAATTTTTTTAGATCATGTGTTACTTCTAAATTCTGTTGACTATCATTGAATTTAGTCAAATCGGCCTTGGTTACAAATCGCACTTCACCATATTCTTCCGCAGGGGCATAATCATTGCGACCCTCTTGGATCACCCATACTATCGGCATTGTCATCGCTCTACTCTCTTTGAAATTACTTTAATTCTAGGGGGATATTATAACATATCCCGTTAATCGTGTCAATATATTAATTTTTGCGGGTTTTCAGAAATTTCTTAACCATCTTTTCAGCTTCTCGGTTAACAGAAAAATCTCTAGTTCTAGCCCTTCTGTGAATAATCGGCATCGGTCTACAAGATTCTCCTTGCCATCTTAACACCTCGTAATCTCCTTGAGGCTCTAGAAGGGTTTTTCCTTGCGCTTCTAGCCAACCTTTAAACTCTCCTATTAATCTTCTCTCAAACATCATCATGGTGGTTCTCCTAAACTCTATCCCATATTAAAATTGATTCGTCCACTGGTGGTTTGCTGTTATCCCAGATCAGCCATGCTTGCGGAAATTGACTCGATACCATTTTACCAGTGTTACGATCTTTGTGTTTCATTCGATCCGTAACAAGAATTATTTTATGTGGTCTAATTCCTTTGAATTGTTCATATCGCTCCACACCTTCGATATAACTCAATCTCATCAACACTGCCACCTTGCCTTCTGTAATCTGCAACCAATGGTTGATCATTTCAGTAGCCTTATTATAAGGTGGATTTGTTACCACATTAGGACGACTGTAAGCGTTGTGTAAAGTGTCTTCGATATGAGTCTTTGGATACCCGTAACATTTAATATCAAATGAATTCACTTTATATTCATGATCTTTTAATACTTTAGATATAGCACCATCACCGCAACAAGTTTCATCTATTTCGCCGTCAAATTTTTCATGACGCAATAGAACATGAACCCATGCCGGGTCAGTTGGATAAAAATCTAAATCCCGTTCGCTTAATTTTGTTGTATTTCCGGCTACCATTTCTTTTCTCCACATTGGATTTTTAAAATTTTAGATTTTTTATCAAAAACTGTTACATCGCCTGTCTCAAATCCATAATCCCCGCACTTCGGTTGATCATTCTTTTTTATAGGATTTAAAATTAATGCTGATATAGAAAGAGAAACAATGATAGCATAGACGATAAATTCGGTGTTCTTCATAATTTTACTCCTTTCACTATTAATAAATCTTCACGTGAAATCCAAACTGGAGCATTGGAAGGATAATCTTCAGTTACCGGAACCCAAATTTCTTCCCCGGCATACATCAGATGCTCACAATCCTTCCACCCAAATTGGAAATGATATATTTGATCATTAACAACCATCATATCATCAGTCATTTCAACGCCGATATCCTGTCGAAAGACAATTTTAAAATCTTGCTAATCATCATGTTTCCTTTAATAATCTGTCAACTTGACGTTGAAGTCGGTTAATTATGTCATTTTGATCACGTATTGTTTCTCTATATCTTTCAATGATCAATTTGAATTCCATGGAATTTACATTGACTTGATCCTGTAATTGATCAATTTGATCCTGTGTGATCATCACTGTATTCCCATCTTTAATGAATCGTAAACTATTTGTGCTACATTCTTTTTATCTCTTAACGCAATCAAAGCCTTAACGTCTATCGTACGTGGACAGATTAAATGGATGTATGTACAAGGGTCTGTTTGACCTATTCGATGTATTCTGTCTTGCGATTGTTCATAATCTTCAAGTGAATAACCCACTGAATAATAAATGGATGTCGATGCCTCGATCAAAGTTAACCCTCGCGCGGCGGCTTTAGTTGCTAAAAATACTTTCACTTCCGGGTCTTTTCTGAAAGAATGAACAGCAAACTTCTTTTCAGTATCATCACAACCGCCATGGAATTGAACTGTTTTAATTTCCATTTTTCTCAAAGCTTCCGCCACCGCTTCTATTTCATGTCTGAACATGCACCAAATGACTACCTTTCCTTGAGTTTCTTCCATCACTTTTTTCAGTTCTTCAATCTTGGCATTCTTGCCGGGTATCGGTTCTGCTATAATTTTTTCACCATCATCAAATGGATAAAAACCACCTGTTATTTGTTGTAGTCGTAACATTTGCTCAAGAACTGTGGTCACTTCATATTCCTGACCACCCACTTCCATGAATAATTCTTGCTTCATTTCAGTATAAACTTTCAGTTGTTGTTTCGACATTTCGACATAACGTTTTTGATAAACCTTTTCAGGGAGATCCAATGCATCAACTTTTTCAACACGTGTCACATATGGGCTAATACTTTTAATTAATTCGTCTTCGTTTTGATACCCGATGATTTTCTGTACTGTTATTGGCCTTCCGTTTTTAAATCCGACTTCTTGTGTCATAGTGACGCAATAATTGGCGCGGAATGTAAAAAAGGAATTGAATCCGATGATATCCGGATTGAGGAAACGCAACTGAGTATAAAGATCTTCAATGCCTTGTGTGATAGATGTGCCAGACAAAATCATTCGTTTTTTGGCCAATAACCCTGCGTCGATGCATCGATCTGTTCGGGTTTTATTCGGCGTTTTGATTGTCGAACTTTCATCTATGACCATTAAACAATTGTGAGTCATAAGAAATTTTTTCATATAATCGATAGCGCCACCTTGCGACAACGCTTCGACTCCCACTATTAACCACTTAAAATCGTTTGGTTCTTCAAGGAATTTATCAACTTTTTTATACTTGCCTGCCATCATAGCATGGACTTGATGATCAATAGGGCAATGATCTTCTAATTCATCTTCCCAAACCAACTTGATTGAAGACGGACAAACGACCACAACGGCATTGATTTGATTGTTCATTCTCCATGCCGTAGCTAAATTAATAGTGGTAAAAGTTTTACCTAATCCTTGTTCATAAAATAGGCCGTATTCATCCATGTTGATGGCATGATCAAGCGATACTTGTTGATGTTTCATTGGCTGAAACTTCTTGAACTTATACCATGATGGGAACAATTGTTTGATTTGGTTTGGTGTCTTCAGTGGGTTGTTATAGATTGCCAGTGCTTCTTCTGAATACATAGTGGAGTTATTCATGTGCTGTCGCATGTATTCAATATTACGGCGCAACGCAGGGACTCCCCAAGTGCGAGAAGCTTTTCTAAATCTCTTATCGGATAGACCCATCACTATTCTATTTTCGTGAGCTTCACACTGGATAACAAACTTATTTGATTTATTTTCATATGTTATTTTCATTCTAATTCTCTATGTCTGGGTTATAACGGCCTAAGATATAATCTGGTCGACGTTGATTTGGTTGAGGACATGCCGCTATGATACGCCAACCATTTGCGACGTGGCGTTGTAATTGATCGGTGCAACAATCTTCTTCTAATAAAGTGTCGTTGTACATTGATAAAGCTTGACCCGGCATGGCAACTTCGCATTTAGAATTATAATGGGTGTCACCTGATGAGGAAAAATCCATCGCTAAGAGTTCATCAATTTTGGCCATTACCGCCACAAACGGATCAACATCGTCACCACCTTTTGTTTTCAAATAAACTGGCTGTTGTAAAGTTACTCCTTTAATTATTAGATCTGAATATTGATCAGCAGTCAATAGTAACTCAGGGCATTTAACCATTGTTGGATATGTGTCATCTTTCTTAGGAGCCACGAACTCAGCACCGTATTCAGCCATAATTTTTACTTGTTGCTTTGCTTTTTCAATATTGTTTTGTCGACCTTCACTATCTGCTTTTTCATAACAATTAACACATTGTAAAAGAGTTCTAATTAATCTCATATGTTATTCCTCACTTTAGCCTTGATCCAACCTTTGTGGATTGAGCCAACGCCAGTTAGATAAACTTGTTCTTCACCACAACTGGCACATTTGCGACGAGGCAACAAAATATCTGATTTATCTTCGACCCACATATGATCAATAGTATAACATAATAATTTTAAAAAATTCATAAATCCTCCATTTCAACTAGACAATCTAGACAATCTAGACAAAAACCATCTTCTAATTCACTTTCATGAAAGGTATTGTTGCATCCACAACAAAAACGGTGAAGATCATCAAGACCATCTGTGTGTTCATCACATTCATTGGCGCGAATTTTGTCTTCTAGATCACCGCCATATATTCCGCTCATTGTTTCTCTTCCAACAGCCCTAATAATTCCAACAGGGCTGTTCTCCCTGCTTTATCCAACATGGCTGTGGTGAAAATGACACTGGTGAAAATGAAAATTCCCACTGCTAACCAACGACCTATCGGTGTCCATTCAAATGGATCAAAGTTCATTGCAATGAAAGTGCCGATGATGTAAACAATTGCGACTATTAAAGCATAACCTACTGAAAGTATTTTAATCATTTTTACTCTCCAGACGGTTAATATGGTCTAGATGGCGATCTATTTCAGATAGCAACTGATCTATTTGCTGATCACGCGATGCTAACTCTGATGCTATATACATTTTACCTAATAAATTTTCAGTTGTCATGGCTAAAACATGTTTATCATAATAACCTTGATCTTGCAACTCCCCCAATTTTTCTGGGTTAACGCCATATAACTTAGACATGATTATTCCCCACAAAAAAGATTGATTATTTGCCTATACTTAATGGCATGGGAATTTTCACCATGAGTTTCTGAGACAGCTTCTAAAAATTCTTTTTTAGACCCAGAAAAACAGCCTCTTTTTATGAACCAACCTGACTCGGAACAGGAATATAGCTCCAGTATCCCTTTTTCCGATCCGACGTTATTGATATGGTGAAAATTCCCATCACACTTGAATCCTCCGCGTAAGTTAGCATCACATAAGTTAGCATCACATAAGTTAGCATCGCATAAGTCAGCATCACATAAGTTAGCACCGCGTAAGTCAGCACCGCGTAAGTTAGCACCGCGTAAGTTAGCATCGCATAAGTTAGCACCGCGTAAGTTAGCACCGCGTAAGTTAGCATCACATAAGTTAGCACCACATAAGTTAGCACCGCGTAAGTTAGCACCGCATAAGTTAGCACCGCGTAAGTTAGCACCGCGTAAGTTAGCACCGCGTAAGTTAGCACCGCGTAAGTTAGCACCGCATAAGTTAGCACCGCGTAAGTTAGCACCGCGTAAGTTAGCACCGCGTAAGTTAGCACCGCATAAGTTAGCACCGCGTAAGTTAGCATCACATAAGTTAGCATCACATAAGTTAGCACCGCGTAAGTTAGCACCGCGTAAGTTAGCACCGCATAAGTTAGCACCGCGTAAGTTAGCACCGCGTAAGTTAGCACGAGAACCACCTCCGCCATTTAAAAACGATGAATGTTCTTTCAATATATTTTTTAAATCAATCATGATTATTCCCCTTAAATTATTTCTCTCTTCGCTCTTGGTTTCCCCGTCTTTCCGGGGTGTCAATCGTCTTTCCGATCGTCACATGCCGTCGTATGCGCCGACACTACCTTAAGGATTTATTCAACGTCTTCTAATAACGCTTTTACAATAGCTGTATCAGCCTTGTATTGTGCAAAAATCGCTGACGTTGCATTTTTAACAGCGCGTTTAACTGTTGTAGCTTCACCTGCGTCTTTATCCATCGTTTCGCCTTTTTCCAAAGTACGTTGTGTGATTTTGTAACCACCTTCTTCGTTTAAGTCTTCGTCGAATTCCACTAAAAAAACTTCACGGCTTGCCGCTCCGCCTTTTTTAGCTTTACGTTGAAGAGTAACGTTACCATCTTCGTCCGTTTCAACAAGGATTTTACCTTGTGTTTCGAAATGTTCAGTAAGGTAAGTTAACCATGAATCTATGAAGTCATACTCTTCAAGGGCATCGATCAACTGGCCACGTGTCATAGGCTCTTCAGTAATGGCGTTTAGGAAATCGTTCTTTTTTAGTTGCTTCATTGCTGTACTCATTGTATTTCTCCGGCTTGGATTGATGTTAAATTAGTCTCATTGATCGAGAGGGATATTATAACACATCATTGAGATGTTGTCAATATATTAATTTAAGAAGTTGATTGACTGGAAGTTATTGGTATCCCCAGATCCTACTGAAAACAGGTTGATTGATTGGGAAATTAATGTCTGATGGTCAAAATGTATCTCCGGCTGTTTCCTTGGTACTTCCCTTGGACATAGACGGGGGTATTGAGGCTGATGTGGCGATTCGGGGTTTAAAGGGAAGAAAGAGGACGGCTTTATTTTCAGTAGTCAGAGCCAAAAAAAAGGCCGAATTAACGGCCTTAAAATATCTCTTCAATAACAGGAAGGTGTCAGCTTCAACTAAAATCCAGAGGAAATTAACCGACTCTTATATTATAACACACTTGAAATTCTTTGTCAATATTCCTCAGGCTTTTGATTTTCGATGTCATACTTTGACCAATGTTCAGGTGCTTTCATGCCTCCGATACTCCTTTGGCCAATATCAACTGTTCTTTCAATTTCTAATTCATGATCCTCGTTGAGCCAAAAATTAATCTTTTCTTTATCCCCCGTCGCGCTGTATCTGATGGAGCGTTTCTTATACACCCAATTACCAGAGTTGCGGAGTGTCGTTCTGATCAATGCCATGACTTGGGTTTCTTTGGCATCACGTAGACCGGGAATTGATTTAGTATGATGAATAATTTCTTCCCATGTTATACGTGTTTTAGTCATCATCCATTCTAATAATTCAGGCAAACCAACTTCTTCGTATCTGTGACTATCATTAATCTTATTTTGATATTCTCGCAAGTCAGGCGGTATGCAAACTAAAATGGCATTTCTGTCGGCCATCAATTCACCATCTCTGAAACTTGCCACCACTTCACCCCATAATTCATCACGAATTTCATCCATCACACCGTTGTTTTGATCGCCCAACTTAAATGGAGTCTCACCATGATTGATTGATACGAAACGTCTATCCCCTGTCATATCTCGATATACGTCGTTATTGTTGGATGAGCCGCATAAGACGCAAGTGCGGGGATGGCCTACTGTATCTGTACCATAAGATTTTCTGAAATAATCGACCTGTGTTGATATGAATTGCTTCATTTTATCATCACCTGCTTTACCACCACGCTTGATTGGTGAAAGCTCCGGGAGTTCTACAATGAGTTTTGCTTGTAATTTAGTAAGTTCGTCTTTGTTATCACGACCACCTGATACTATGGTATCTTGAACACTATCACTGAACCATTCTGGGTCTGGACAAAGATCTCTGAAAAAGGTTGATTTACCGACACCTTGTGAGCCGAATAGATTTAACATGATTTCCATTTTACAACCGGGGATGCAAGCTCGTGTTACGATTCCTTGCATCCAAAACCAAAGGAAAGCTTCATATGCTATTTTGTGATTAGGCGTGTAACCCTTATGAAGGTCAGGATTATCTAGATCCATAACTTCATTGCAGAGGCGGCGAAATGCTTTACCGGGATGCTTGCGACCTGACCCCCAATAATCATCTTTACGTTCACATGTTGGTTTTGGACATGAAAACATGTAATCTCTAGCTGAATTTGAATGTTCAGTAGTATATGCCGCATATTCAACTGCTTTACGTACTATATCAACGCCAAAATCAACCATGAGATTGGTAGACATCCATATATTAATACCCACTGCATAATCTGCCATCATAGCAAGTGGCTTGCCATTTTTCGTGTAGTTATGTTGGAATTCATCGTAACGAATATCGCCGTATCCATGTTGAAATAAAGGTGACGTGAGAATTGCGTGAAGGTTTTTTGCTGATTTAATAATACCGCCTTTTTCAGATCGATCTAGATCTAGGCTATCTGCTTTCTCTCTTCGTTCTGATTCGTTTTGTGCTTTGATAAATGCATCTGATTGGAGGACTGATTCTATTTTACGTTTGACCATTTGTTCGTCTGGTGGATTCATTCTAGCAATAATTTCTGGCATGAGATCCCAAAGTTGCTGTTCTGAATACCCAATACCGACGAAACGCAATAAATCGATGTAAATGTTGCGGTCACGACCTTCTCCATGTTCGCCCATCTCAGACTCATTGTAAGACTCCTGCAACTTCATACCACCCCGTTTAGGTGGTCGGCCATTAAGCACCTCAACAAGCCATTGTGGCATATCGATAATTTCAGTTATAGTATTATCCCAACGATAAGGTTTGGTTGTTTTTGAGCCAGGTTTAATCGAGGGTTCTATAAAGGTGATGCCACCATTCTCCGATGGATTGCGCTTAAGACCGCCACGAGTATCTATGCCGGGATATGATATTTCAGAATTTGATATGATTTCGGGATGGTAACGGAAAACTAGATGTCGGCCTCCTGACGGTGTGGTTGCCATAAGTGTGTCAAGTGATGATTCACCATCGTCATACTCGCCATATGTGTAAATTAAGTCGGTAAGTGTCTCTAGACCATTAATATCGCCTTTGATATCGAGATCTATTGCGCAAAAACCAGACGCACCACCGTGACCCATTGCAATGGCCGCTCCGGGACAAATGCCTGTTTGAGGATGCCACCATTTGTCGACCTGATCTTGTGATAAAGTGCAATGGTGTTGGGAGACTCCCTTTGGATAACCCATTTTTTTATTACCATAATCAACAAATGGTACTACCATTATACCATTCTTTGCATACCATGTAGCGGCGGCATAAATTTTCTGTGGATAATCTGCTATGTGATCGATGATGGAACGAAGGGATTGAACATCTAAGGACATAGGCGCGTTGCGCCGAGAAGGTGCTTTCATTATTATATTAACCTCTGATTTTAGTTGAGCAATGATTATAACATGGTAAGCCATGCTTGTCAAGTAATCTCTATATAGTCCACCTAGGTCTTATATTTTGCGGAAAGAGGACGGTGAGACTCAAAGCCCCCGACGGACGCAGCATATGGTAAAATATCCCCCACCTCTCTCTTTTTTTTTTTTTTAGTTATTAAAAATAACAGCTTTTCGACTGAAAACAATGTTTCACGGAAGAAAAAAGAACAAAAGAGAGAACCTCCGAACTTAATAGGGGGGGACAATATGTCATAGCAATTGCGCCCCCGTCGGACGCGGCCTATAGACAGATCGAGGGGGGGGGTACATCACTAGGTGCTAATCCATTAAATAAGTGTTTGCTAACCCCAAAGAATATATTAAGTTAGTACTTACTAACTCCACAGAAGCCCGTGAAACATATCTTGTGGAACAAGCAATACTACTCGTGTAAAATGACTTCAGGTAAGTACTACTTGGACAAGTACGTTAGTACTTACTAACTGGAGATGACGCGGATCGGATTTTCAGGAGATAGGCTTTCCATGCCAAGGCGCGGCACATGCAGTGCCTATTGCCAATACATTGGTAACTATAATCATTATTTTCGTGGGGTGTTTCAGATATGAAGAATTCACACTCTAGAATAGATCTGGGCATTTTGATTGCGTATTCGACATCAAGTTCTGCATTATACACCACATTGTCTCGAACCAGATGCCTATTGCCGTACTTCATCGATCTACGCCTCCTGTTTAGCGTAGAAGCCACGAAGACGGTTTCCAATACACATTCTTTGATGACCGGGATTAAGGTGTTGGTATCTAGCCTTAAGAGCCTTCTGGGTATCTCCGATGACCTTAGCAACTATGGCATAAGCTTCATCAAGTGTTTTGCCGCGAAGAGTGTCCGCCACCTGATCGCCAGTATCACATGAAGTACGCCCAGATGCCGCAATCGCCTGTTTATATTCATATTCATCAGCTATTCGACCACCTTCATCATCTTCAAGCTCTAATGCTTCACCACATTCAGAACATTCTTCATCACCATCTTCAGCAATTGTTCCGCATCCACCACATTTGATTTCAGTGGGCTTTTTAGTAACCTTTTTAGTGGCTTTCGGTGGGTCTACCAATTCGATCTTAGACTTACCGACATTGATTACTTTATCGCCAAGGTCTATTTTTGCGTAACGACTGTTGATGCTAACTAATTTACCAGTAACATATTCTGCTTGACCTTCGCCATCTGTGATAGGTGTGATAACAGTAGAACCAACTTTAATTTCTGAATTTTTCATGTCTCTTCTCTCTTGGTAGTGGGCTAGGTTAATCCTAACCGATAACTTATTATAACATACTGAAAATCTGGTGTCAATACCTTCAGTAAACGAGCCGATGAACGGTATTAATCCTCTCGGATCGCACCTAATCGGCCAATAATATGCGAATATGTGAATCCGTTGTCACATTCCATGATCACTTCAATATCACCTTACTTGCGTGGATATTTTGAACGGTAATCAACTATTGAGGGTTCAAAACATATCGAGTTAGGGCTTATCTCTTGAGCTATCCCAACGATATGAGTTGCAATTGCTACTTCTTGAATTTTACGAGCCAACGCTTCTTTTGATCTCTCTAATCCTTTTGTTAGCTTCTCAATTCTGGCTCTAGCTTTTCGTTTTTGTTGTCTACCATATCTTTTGCTCATTTTAATTCTCCAGTATCGTTGCCGTTAGTCGATGGCCATCGCCGCACCAACTGTTTTTATTCGATTGTGCCATCAATGTTGTACCCGCCACCATGAAGGGAATAAATCCCCAATCCTTAAAAGAATACTCTTCTTCGCCCCAAGATGGATGTAGAATGTGTAAAGCTTGTTCCAGTTGCTTAGCGGCTTCGAATGGGCTTTTCTTCCACGATTGAATCACAGTCTGATGAATTTCAGTTTCGCCTGTGGCTGTATCATAAATTTTAATGTTCATTGTTTTATCTCTCTTCGCTCTTCGGAATCTGAATTATAACACACCCCGAAGGGTGTGTCAAGTGCCTATATTATTGGTTCATGTGTATTTGGGTCTAATAAATCGGTGGTATCCCATGTATACCCATCATTTCCAACATTGGTGGCGGCATCTTGAATTTCTTCATTGGTGAATTCTTCAGGAACCTCAATGTCAACCATTGTGATCCAAGTTTTTATTACTGTTATTCTACGTGTTGTCATTATCTTCTCTCTTCGCTCTTGTGGATCGAGCCAATCCCAATCCATAATTTATTATACCACATTCGACTTCTGAACACAAGTATTTCAGTTAATTTTCCGATGAACGGTATGATTGTAAGTACTCACTAACTTATCCTTCATACTTGACAGAAACTATCTTTTCATGTTAAAATCATGATAGTCAGAAAAATAAGGTTTTACAATGTCATTACCACGAATGATCCATGAAAACGCGTATGAACATATAAAGGCTGAAAGTATACGCCTTGAAGAGTATGCGACAAAATTAGGCGGTCAACATTGGCAAGACTTTAGTAGAGATATTCAGAACCAGAATGATTTTTTAGACACATTTCGCAAAACTTTTAGTGTAAAAATGTCCATTAAGATGGCGGATATTGAATATCGCATATACCAGAAATGGCGACGTACATCAATTCATTTCGTTCAGACTTTCAACGGTATCATTGAAGAATGGCACGATGATATATACGTATCAGCCGCTACCAGAGCTAAAGGTTATTTGATAGCGGCTGATGATACTGAAAGTGGGTATCAAGAAGACGCTGAAGGAAATCCTATTTTTCATGGCGCTGATAGTAAACTGACCACCATGTTTATTAAAGCCATGTATCCTGAACAGTTTAATGATAAAATGAACCTTAACATGTCAGGCGGTCTAGATCATAAATCATCTGATGGTAGCATGTCACCAAAACCAACATTAACAGAAGCCCAACAGAAGCAACTCGATAAACTCATGGATAGTGAATTTTAATGGGATTAAGACAGGTCATCAATCCTGACCAATACTTAAGTTATATTAAGTCACGTTGTGAGGATGACTTTGAGTTTTTCGTTCGATATTTTTTCAAACACCAAAAAGGGTCTAAATTCAAGTTTAGCTCTCATCATAAGAAGATATGCGATGCCCTAATGAAGGTGTATCAGGGCGACATCACGTACCTTATGGTCAATATAGCCCCCCGATATAGTAAAACGGAATTAGTGGTCAAGATGTTCAGCGCTTGGGGCATGATGAAAAATCCATGTTCAGAATTTATTCATCTATCATATTCAGATAATTTAGCCACTGATAATAGTGATACAGTAAAAGAAGTCATTAAGTCAGCTGAATTCCAGCAGTTATGGCCACATATAAAAATCAAACCGAACAAAGATGCTAAAAAATCTTGGGGTACTGTTCAGAATGGTGTATTTTATGCCACTGCGGCAGGCGGCTCAGTAACGGGTTTCGGCGCAGGGAAGATTGATGAAGATGACGATGGTGAGTATAAATTCTCAGGAGCTATAATCATAGATGACCCTTTGAAGCCCGATGATGCCTATTCTGATGCGAAAAGAAACGCGGTCAACCGAAGATGGGATGAAACAATCAAATCCAGAAGAAACAACGACAGAACCACTCCCGTAATAATCATAATGCAGAGGTTGCACGAAGAAGATTTTTGCGGAATGTTGATGGACGATGAAGAATTTGAATGGACACGTCTTATTTTACCGTCCATCGTTGATGAAAATACTGAAAATGAACATTCATTATGGGAAGATAAACATTCATTAAAAAGATTAAAGGATATGAAATCTAAAAATCCATATATGTTTTCAGCCCAGATGCAACAACAACCTTCTCCCCTTGGTGGCGGTTTGTTTAAAGATGAATATTGGCAGTTTTATGACGTTTTGCCAATGGATCTTGTTTTAATACGTATTTATGCTGACACCGCCCAAAAAACGAAAGAACATAATGATTTCAGTGTATTTCAGTGTTGGGGTAAGTCTGCTAGTCAAGGGTTGTTCTTGATCGATTTATTACGAGGCAAATGGGAAGCACCGCAGTTAGAGTCAAATCTTGTTGCGTTCTGGAATAAGCACAAGCCAACGCAATTCAAGCCTCAAGGCGCACAACTCGTTAAAGTAGAAGATAAAAGTTCCGGTTCAAGCCTCATTCAGACAATTAGACAGAACAGTATGATTCCTATTGAAGGGATACAACGAAATATAGATAAAGTCACTCGTGCTATGGGTTCAATACCGCATATCGCGTCAGGCCATGTCCACTTGCCCAGAAACGCCCCTTGGTTAAGCGACTATATGGATGAATTTAGAAAATTTACACCAACAATGACTCATAAACACGATGATCAGATAGATCCGACGATGGATGCTATCGAAGACATGGTGATTTTTGAAGAAATGATGTACGCCAACGCTTTATAGGAGATTGTTATGGGATGGTTAAACAGATATTCAGTTCGAATACAACAGAAAAGAAAGATCATTCTTGATGCTCAAAATGCATCCCATGCTAAAGCATTGGCTGAGGAAGACGTAACTCAAATGGAGGATGCTGAAAAAATATCCTCTCAGGGTGCTAAGTTATTGATTGAAAATTCAGGTGTTAGTGAAGATGGTAATCACATCTTAAATAGATATGAAGTTGTTGTACGATTTAGAAGAAACATTGTCGTCGATGCTGAAAGTAATGCTGACGCTAGGTATTGGGCAGAAGAAGACCAAAAAAGTTGGGATGATACGGAACAAGGTTCTGTACAATATCAACACGTTACATTCATGAGAGAACGAACAGGAACAACTTAGGGGAATTATCATGTACGTATTAAAAGTAGTAAACACTGAAATGTATATTGGCATTATCAATGGTTTTTTTGAAAAAGTAGAAGCCCCGGCGCAAGCTTTTCAGATGGCTCGTGTTGGTGATGCTCAAGCGCTACAATCAATTGTTGTCGATTCGACTGAAATTGTGAACATATGATGAATAATCATTGTCCATACTGTGATAGTGAAAATTTTGAAAATGAAGCTATCCAAGTCGATGCTTACAAATGGCTTAATCAATGCCGATCCTGTCATTTATACTCTATCTATGATGAAGTGTTTGATAAACAAATGTCGGTTGATGAACCTCAAAGGACAAAAGGTTGACTGTAACAGCTAATAATACCAGAGTTAGGGGCGATGTCTTCAGTAACACAGGCATTAGTTCTATCGGTGGCGGTGCGGGTGCGGAGTCAACAGATAATCCGGCGGCGTTCTTCTATCAAGGCACAGGCATCATCTATAGAAAGGTGACATCATCTACTGGCGCAGGGTTTCAATATGAGAATGCAAGTACTGACGATATGACAGCCGATGCCACCCGTACATTCATGTGTAAAGTCAATTGCACTGATTTTGGTGGATTACAAGCTACCAATGGTATGAGGGTTCGCATTGGATCTGGGTCTGGCGCTTATCATGATTACGTGGTAGCAGGCTCTTCTGCTAAAATCCCCGCGTTACAGGAATATCCTGCTAAAGGCGGTTTTATTCTCGTGCCTATTGATCCCAACATTGTAGCATATCGAAATTCAACTAGTGGATCACCTGCTTTAGCGAGTGGCGATTATTATGCTTTAGTTGGCGCTTTTGCCAGTGCTTCGGCCAAAGCCGAAAATATTGGTCTTGATGCTCTTGATCTAGGCACAGGATTAACACTTGATGGTACAGGCGTAGCATTGGTAGATTTTGTGAATTATGATGAAGGCACATCAACTAATAGATTTGGTTATGCAACAGTATTGGCAGATGGCGTATACCAAGCATTTGGCACATGGACAATGGCCAGTGCTACCGCCACTACTATAACGGACACCACTAGAGTTGGTGTTATTTTCGCTGATGGTCTTTTCGCGGCAGGATGGAGTGGATTAGCATTTGATTTACAAAATGCTTCTACTGCCATATCCATATCTAATAAAGATTGGAAAAGTCTAGGATCTACCGCTGTAGAAGATACAAGAGCTATAGTAAATGTAACTGGAACATCTGGCAGTTTAACATTAGATTATTCTGTATTTACTAATCTTGCAAGTATAACATTTACTAGTGGTGTAACTTTTGACAATAACACTGTGTTGACTTCTGAAGTAATAACACAATCAGGAGCAACCATAACTAACAATACTTTCAGTGGTAGTGTTAACGTAACTACTGAAGCATTGATCACTGTAGATGATTTATCGCTCGTCACAGATAATTATTTTGAGGGTGATGGAACGGGATATGCCATAAATTTAGGCACTATTTCATCATCAACCACTTTGACATGGGACAATACGTTCAACACTTCTAATTTTGCCGCTGTGGATGGATCTACCGGAAACGAAGTGATTAAGGTTAACTATACTGATACCGGATCAGCATTGGTCATAAATGTGGCTACAGGTGCAGACGCTCCTACGGCACATAATACCGGGGCGGGAACAGTTACTATCCAAGTAGGTTACACATTAACATTGACCGATGTTCCAAGTGGAGCAAGAGTTACTATTGTGAACAGTTCAACTAGAAATATTCTACAAGATTCAATATCCACAGGCGTGGATATCACATACCCTCATGCAGGCGGTGAAACTGTGGATATTCTAATAATCGATGATTTGATAGACCCCAATTTATCAGATATACATGATCTGACACTGCCAACAACAGATTCAAGTATTAAAATCCAAACTTTCGTAGATGGCAATTTTGAAAATCCTTAGGAGAAAATGAAATGGCAAAACTTATTGATCCAGATGACCTGAATCAAGCCACCGAGGTGGTCATAGATACTGGTGCTAAAACAATCCAACTTTTAGTAGCAGGAAATCTAGTAGACACACCAACTGGCGCAACATCAGGTGTTACTGGCAAAGCTTTTTATTCGTTCTTGAAAGAAGAATGGAGAGCAGATTCGGCGTTAAACAAATTTAGATTTCCGTTACAAATGATCTATGAAGCACAATTTTTATGGATTAATGGATGGACACCTGCAGATGATCAAACGCGTGATCTAATCCGCGACGCAGGGTTTAAAGAAACAGATGGCAGAGAAAACGCCTGTATCATATCTCTCGGTGCTTTCTATGACGCGAGTGTTTCTGCGTATTACACTAATGTCGCAGGACTAGATCAGTCATCTAATGCTTTTGACAAGCCCGGGGAATTAAATGAGAATATCCAGATTAAAGGCACAGGTGGTACTCCTGATAACACTGGTTATTTTAAAGCTTTCTTACGAGCCGATCAAGATAGATATGCAGAATATAACATATTAACTGAACAGGGTCTATCGGCATTAACATACCAAGCGTATAGATTACCATTATCGTCGAGTGTCGATGTCGATGCCGTAGATAATTACAATACAGTTGGTGTTACCGGTACTGGATCTGTTTCTGGCGTTACCTATTCTGAATTATCAGTCGATTATATTCAAGGCACAACATATGCGACGGCTCAAGTCGGTTCTTATGTGCTTAATGAAATAATCCAGGATTTAGCAGGACGTTGGTATCGCTGTACTGGCGCAGGAAATGTCGATGCCACTGATATCAACGATTTAGGAACAATGGGCGGCGCGGGAACAGCTACATTTACCACGTTCGAAGGTGAAAGACAAGTTGGCGCTAATTATTACGCATTCAACCGAATCGTTGACGCTGAAGATATTGGTGCAACAGCAGCGAGAATAAAGGAAATCCATTCTTGGGCGCAGTACCAACTGTCATTGGCTTCTGATATCAATGCTGATACAACTACTACCACATTTGGTACTGTAAATGGCAATGTTGCTCGATTATTGACCACAGTTAATGCCGGAAAGCTTGAAATGGATTTTGGTGTTTTTGTTGATGGATATAATACCAACGATAAAAATGATTTAAACATGTATCCTATCGCGGCGGGGGCTATACTTGATCCTGAATATGTTCCCACAACAGCGAGTTTATTGAATTTTCCATTTGTATCAGCAGGAACAATGAATTTTTCCCAAAATTTAAGAGATGCTGAAGTAGCCAATGCAGGAACAACGAAATACACCATGTATTTTACTAATGACGATGCAGGCGATAATACTGGCCGTGATTTTGACACCTCAACAGCTATCATAGTTGATGATAACAGTGCATCACCAATCACTGACGTAATCACAAGCACTGCAATTGCATTTGATTATGATTACACTAATAATGTTCAACGTGGCGCGGCTTCTGCAGGTGACGATGCTCCGATTACTATAGTTGCTTTAGGTGAAGATGGGGCACAATGGGTTGAAGCAACAGGTACTATAACAGAAGCAACAGGCCTAACATTCAATGTAACAGCGAATGATGAACTTAACTACTTAAATCCATAATCGGGTGATCTATGAATAGACGCAACATTAGATATTTATTAAGAAGAATTAAGACATATTCTGATACTAAGGATAATGATTCAGCTGAGACAGTTAAATATCCTAAACTCCCTACAGGATTTAAAAAGTCATTTGAAGAACAACCAAGATTTAGAGGTTGGATGGGATATCAAGTGACTTGGGACGTTGATGAGTCAGGATGGAACATTGTTTTTCTTAATAAGTCACTTGAAGAACAATGGAATGAATTATTAACAGAAAAAGTACCGGAGTTGTTAAATGGGTAGTAAAGCTACCTTTGATCCGATCAATAAGATCATCCAGATGACTTCTCTCCCTGTTGGGGGAGAAGTTTTTGCTGATGTTCAAGCGGATCTATATTCAGATATGAAAGAAGATTGGCGTTCTGATTCTCTTTTAAATAAATTCAGACCACCAATTTCTGTTATCGGCGGTCAACCAACTGTCGGCGGCGATGCCGCCGGAGATATATATTTTCTTGATGCCGCTTGGAAAATAAGACCTTATGAAGCTGATCACAGGTTTATTTTGAATGGCGATATTTTTTCAACCGATGGATCATCGATTTTCACTTTTACAGTAGGCACTTATCAAGTGTTAACTGAACAAGTTGTATCAAGTTTAGTTACAAAAGTAACGTCAGGAAGTGGATTAACAGGAACTCAAGATCTGTTATTAAAAGAAATCCATGGTCAGGCGGAAAGACAAGTTCATATTGATACTGAACAAATTGACCCCGGTAATGGATATCAGCAAACACCATATAATAATTTTACCGATGCTGTGGACTACATGGAAGCAAGCAATTTGCATAGGATGATATTGCTTGCTGACGCTGTTGTAGATAGACAAATTAAAAATTTCCAAATCCACGGTGAAGGTAATCCTAGGCTTGACTTTAATGGTCAAAACATGGATAAAACCACTTTAGAACGAATGACGCTTACCGGGAATTATATCGGCACAATAAATGTAAGTGAGTGTGCCCTTGTGAATGTGAGTGAGCTTTCTGGAGTATTCCTTACTATTTCTGCCGCAGGGACATTAACAGTAGCGCCGAATGCAAGCGTTATTATTAGTCGCGTAGCCCCTGCTGTCGCCGGGTTGCCATGGACATTGGACATGAATAGCGGACAACCTAGTGTTATCGGCATTCATAGAAGCAGTGGAGAAGTAATAGTTGTCAATATGGATCACGCAGAAGATAACCTTCATTTTCATGGCTCAAACGGGACATTAACTATAGATTCTTCTTGTGTTGCGGGAAATATAGTTGCCAGTGGCGGAATAAAAGTGATCGATAATTCAAATGGTACAAATGTTAATATATCGACTCTTGAATCAGAGATATACTTGGATTCGATAACGTAATGCCAACTGTCAGAGAATTAATATTAGCGGCTAGTACTTTGCCGCAAGGAAACACACATCGAGATCATCTAAATAACTTAGATGCCGGAACCAAGACCGTACAGGTCTTTGCTGAATTAAAGGTTGAGCTTGTGGCCGATTTAGAAGTTGAATTAGAACCAGAATTGGTTGCTGAGATAGAATCTGATTTAGAAGCAATATTAGAACCAGAATTAACCGTGGAGGTTTGCACCTAATGGCTACAACATTAAATATTAAAAGAAAACGTGGGGATACTAGGCGTATAATTTTCGTGATTAAAGACGAAGATGGAGCTATTATTGATATTTCTTCATGGTCATTATTTTTATTAACAGTCGATCCAGAAAAAGCTCCTATTGACAACACTAACAACTTATTTCAAATTACAGGTGCTTTGATCACTGATGGAACGGATGGTCGTATTGGATTCACTCCACCGGGAACAGCCGATGTAGGCGATTATTATTATGACGTGCAAGCCACCGATGTTAACAGTGAAAAGATTACCTTCGCAAGCGGCTCTTATAAGTTGTCGCAAGACATAACTAAGGATTGATAAGATGAATAATGCTCCAGTGGCTAGAATACTAACTGACGAAGAAACTAAACTCAAAGATGGGATGGAAAATTTAGTCGCTGAATTAGGTACTGCCGCTGATAAACGGCATTCCTCTAGATTCGTTAATAATAAACGTTTATCTGGTGAAGGGAATCAGGATGAACTTAACGCGCTTTATCGCACTGATTGGCTGTCCGGTAAAGTTGTTGATGTTATCCCGGATGATATGACTCGTGAATGGAGATCTTTTACTGGTGACATTGACCCTGATATGGTTAAGAAACTAATTGAAGAAGAAGATCGTCTGGCTCTTGCCGATGCTTTTAGGCAAGCACACAAATGGGCTAGATTATATGGAACAGCTTTTATAATCATATCCGTTGAAGATGGTAAAGAGCCGCACGAACCATTAGATGTTAATCGATTGAAAGAAGGTTCATTACGACATATCAAAGTTATCGATAGACATCGAATGTCACACGCGGAGACCGTGCCTGTTCAAGATCCAATGAACGCTAATTTTGGTATGCCTGAATTTTACAGAATTAACGAAACCACTGTTAAAATTCATCATTCACGAGTCATAAGATTTGATGGCGTTTTATTACCGTTCGATGAATTTAGACGCAATAATTATTATTCAGATTCAGTGTTAGATAGACTGTATGAATCGATCACAAATTTGAACACTGTCACTGACGGTGCGGCGAGCATGGTATATGAAACTAATGTGGATATCATGAAAGTGAAAGGCTTGATGACATATTTGCAGACTGCAGATGGTGAGGCATTGTTGAGAAAAAGATTTGCCTTAGCAGGAGTTATGAAAAGTTTTAATAATATGCTATTACTTGATACTGAAGAAACATATGAAAATAAGACTAATACTTTCGCAGGATTGCCAGATTTGATAGACCGTTACAGTGGTTTATTATCAGGAGCTTCTGATATTCCTAGAACACGATTATTTGGTGATTCCGCTAGTGGACTTAACGCAACTGGAATCGGTGATCTGAAGAATTATTATGATAAGTTACGTTCTGATCAAAAGAAGGATTATAAGCCTAAATTAGACGTATTTGACAACATAATGGCAAAACATTTAGGAATCGGTGATGACGCTGATCTCTCATACGAATTTAATTCTTTATTCCAGATGACTCCTAAAGAAATCGCAGATGCTAATCTAGTCGATGCTCAACGTGATGCTATCTATTTAGACAGAGATATAGTGACGGAATCAACGATTGCTAAAGAACTAAAACAAAAATCAACCTACACTAACATCACGGATGATCACATTGAAGAACTTGAAGAACTTGAAGAATTAGAGGACTTAGAAGATGAGCCTGATACCGATATCAACAACCCTGAAATCAAAGAAGAGAAAGAAAAAAGTAATGGGGGTGAAGACACCTAGAACTCCGGAGTCTAGATATAAGAAAAAATTAATAATATTAACAAGAAAATTGAGGAATGGTGTTAAGGTTGACATCATTCCTTTATTGCGTCAATTCAAATCTGAATATATTAATGATGGTTATGCTCAGTCATTATCAGATGCTTTCGATAATTTAAGACAGGCATATGTTGGCATTAACGTCAACGCAAAAATTGTAGCTAATTCCTTTGTTGAGAACGCCAACAACGCTAATAAACAGAGATTTTATTCAGCCATGAATACAGCGGTGGGCGTTGATCTCAGAAGCGTAATACAAAACGAAGGCCTAGAAGATATATTAGTAGCCACTACCCGTGAAAATGTCGCTTTAATAAAATCAATACCGGAAGAGTACTTTAAAAAAATCGAAACAATAGTTTTTACGGGTACGACTCAAGGCAATGCTCCCGGTTCCATGATAAAAGAGATCATGAAGATCAATAAAACAACTGAAAAACGCGCTAGGCTTATCGCTCGTGATCAATCTTCAAAATTAAATTCAGCTTTATCGCAACAAAGACAACAAAATTTAGGAATAGAGGAATATAAATGGCGTACTTCTGGTGATGAAAGGGTACGTGATGAACACAAAGCTAACAATGGAAAAATTTTCAAATGGAATAATCCGCCAAAGGCTACAGGCCATCCGGGAACTGACATAAATTGCCGTTGTATAGCTGAACCCATTATTAAAATTTAGACTACTGAAAATATAGCCTTTTCAGTTAATGAATGCTTACTTGACACTTGACAAAAAAATTTCCGTATGTTATAATTTTTCAAACCTTAAGGATTCCCTGAATGTTTCTGAAAGATCGGCTCCAAATAAATACTAAAAGAGAATATACTGACGAGGGTTTCCTGAAAGTTCCTGCGCGTATATCCCGTACAGGTATTCAAAATTATCTTGCGTCGGAAATGGGTCTTGAAGATCGTAATCCGAATGACATCATCAAAGTTTTTCGTCCTGAAGAAGAAGTATTTTCTGATGATTCATTGAATTCATTCACAAATAAACCTATCACAGATGATCATCCGTCTGAATTAGTAACAGTTAAAAACGCAAAAAATCTTGCCGTTGGCCATGCGGGGCATGAAGTAGTCCGTGATGGTGATTTTGCGTCTACCTTTCTATATATACACGATGCTTGTGCCATTAAAAAAGTTGAAAGCGGAAAAGTTGAACTTTCGAATGGCTACGTGGCTGATATAGAATGGGTATCAGGAGTTGCTCCGAGTGGCGAAACTTATGACGCTATTCAGAGAAATATCAGGGGCAATCATATTGCCCTAGTTGAAAGAGGTCGCGCTGGCTCTGCTTGCCGAGTGGCTGATAATTTACCCCAAAAAGGAGATAAGCCAATGGCTAAAATCACCATCGATGGAGTTGATTTTGAAGTAGAAGGTCAAGTAGCGCAAGCAGTAGGCAAACTGCAAGCAAAATTGACTGATGCTGAAAATGAAACGTCCAAAAAAGAAGATGAAGCTAAGAAAAAAGAAGATGAATTTGAATTAGCCAAGAAAAAGGCTGAGAAAACTGAAGATTCTTTAAAAGCTCAACTTGATGCTGCTAATACCAAGATTCCAACTGCTAAAGCATTGGATAAAATGGTTGCAGATCGTACAGCATTGATTGATTCAGCTCGTAAAATCGTGCCTGAAATTGATGTTGTGAACAAAGATGCCGACACACTTCGTAAAGAAGTTGTTAGTTCTAAATGTCCTAATGTACAAATGGATTCTGTGTCATCAGACTACATTAATGCTCGTTTTGACATGTTGCTTGAAGATGCGACAGATACCGATCATAATCCACTTGACGATGCATTCAAGCACCAAGTAAATAATGATTTTAAACCTAAAGATACGCGTTCAGTATCGACTATCGCTCGTGAAAAAATGATGGCTGATAGTCGCGACGCTTGGAAAGGGAGTGCTAAATAATGACTGCTCAATTAACATACGCTATTAATCAACCTAAAGCATATGAAGGCTTGATCGTTGCTCAAGCGTCACACGACATTATTTCACGTTCAGTGGAAGGTGTTGCAGGTGTTGCTTTCGCTGTTGTTGTTAGTCGCGGCACAGACAAAGAAAAGCAAGCTGTCTTAGGTGGCACGAATGGTTTCTTAGGCATCACTATTCGTGATTTAGGTCGTGAAGGCGCAATTAACGACTCTACTGTTAAATACAGTGAGAAAGAAACCGCAGGCATCATGCGTGATGGATATATTTGGGCAAAATGCCCTACTGGTTGCAATCCGGGAGATCCTGTTAATTTCACAGAAGTTACTGGTATTCTTGATTCAGGTGTTCCATCGGGTGTAGGTGAAACTGGTCTTGATGACTGTTTTTGGGATTCGGTAGCCGCCGCAGGCGAATTAGCTATTCTTCGCGTGAAGAATGTTGAAAAATTCACAGCCGGAACTTAGGGGATAAATTATGAGAAATTTCAAACTACGTGATGGATCTGTAATGACTTTTGACGGTGCTATTGCAACTGTCACTAAAGGCGCAGATAAAATCACAATCGACAGTGCTATTGCCACCGCTATTAATGATGCGTGGCTAGATGCTGATGGCGGTGCATTCTTTCAACGTCAATTAGAGCATATCAAAGCTAAAAGTTACGATGTTCAATATCCGAATCTAAAAGCTCGCGAATTGTTCCCTGTATCAAATGAAGGCGGTAAAGGTATCACCTCTATCGTATATCGCACATACGATCAGGTTGGCACTGCGGCAATTATCAATGCTTATGCAAACGATTTGCCTCGTGCAGATGTTTCTGGTAAAGAGACTTCAATTCCTGTTCGTTCTGTCGGTATTTCATATGGTTACAATCTTGATGAAATTCAATCTTCACAATTAACTGGTGCTTCACTTGATCAACGCCGCGCAAACGCCGCCCGTCGTTCTATTGAACAGAAGGTTAATGAAGTCGCGTTCTTTGGCGATGCTGAATCTGGTATGGGCGGGTTGTTTGATAATCCAAATATCCCAACTGGCGCAGTAGTTAATCCAGGCTCAGGTACTGAATTCGTTAATAAGACTCCTGATCAAATTTTATTTGATATCAACGACTTATTCAACGACATTTTCGAAACCACTAATATGGTCGAGAATGGTAATACACTCTTGTTGCCTCCCGCGCAATGGTCATATATCATGACTACGCCTAGAGCAGACAACAATGATACTACTATCGCTCAATTTATCGCGGCAAACAGTCCTTTCTTGAAAAGTATCGATGATATTATTCCTGTAAATGAGTGTGCGGCGGCAAATAATCCAGAATTGGCAACTGATGCCATGGTGGCTTATGATCGTAATCCAGATAAATTGCAACTTGAAATTCCTGTTGAGCTAGAAATGCTTCCTGTTCAACAGAAAAATCTAGAATTTATCATTCCGGGTCGTTCACGTTTAGCAGGTCTAAACATTTACTACCCACTTTCTTTAGCAATAGCAACAGGTATCTAGGAGTTTATTATGGCTGGGGTAATAAATAAAACGGCTCGTCCGTATAACTTGAAATGTATCGGCAAAAATGGTAATCGTGTCACAGTTCGTTTAGTTCCCGGATTAAACGACGTTAACGGTGATCATTGGGCTGAATTCAAAGATGATGAATACGTAGCGCTGTTGAAGAAGGAAAATAAGATTGGTTTTGGTAAAATTTTAGAAGAGTCTATGGAAGGCGAAGTTAAAGTTAAAGCAAAATCAACTTCAAATCCTACTCCGAAGAAGAAAGATGAGGACTAGTTCCTTTACACCTTCCCTTATTAGGGAAGGTTTTTTAAATAGATCATTATCGTTTAGTGATCTATTTAAAAATTAATAGAGTAATGTATGCCAAATAACGACAAATCGAGTATAGTAGTTAATATGGATCAGTTACCGGAAGTCAGAATATTAAAAGCTATAGATGGAATGTCCGAGAGGCTAACATTAATAGAGCAAGATCTTAAAGAACTTATCACTTTAAAGGAACGAGTCGGCAACCATGGAGAAACCATACGCAGATTCGGAAAGAGCATTGACAATATAAAGGATCGTCAACGTGAAATGGAACTAGACTTGGCGCATAAAGAGTCAATTGACCGATTAGTTAAGCATGTGCAAGAAGATGTGGATAGTTTCAAAAATACCCATAAAAATGACATACAAAATTTAGAAGGCCATATTGAATTAAATATTAAAGAATTTAAAAAACAAACACATAAAGATATTAAAGAATTGAAAGACATTGTCGAAGGGCTTAAAACAGTTGGTAATATCGGCAAAGGCAAGGCTGAAATTAGAACAAACATTTTTAAATGGATAGCAGGCATTTTATCAGCTGTTATTGTAGCATTAGTGGCGAGTAAATAATGATAACCATAGATCAATTTAGAATACGATTCCCGGAATATGAGGACGAATCTCTTTATTGTGATGATCGCATACAATTATTTATTGGTGATTCAATTGAAGATATTGGCTCTGATGAGAATCGTTGGTGCGGTAGATACGATCGTGCACAAGCTTACTATGTTGCTCATCTATTGACTATCGGAACTAAATCTGAAGCGGGAGATACATCTGCCATTAGTGGTTCTATACAAAATAAAACAGCAGGTGGCGTGAGTGTTGCCAGAGCTGTGGTTGCTAAAGACAGATCAGATTCCGATGGAGTGTTAGCAACAACAACATATGGTATTCAATTCTTAGCTATTCGTAATTCATGCTTTGTCGGCGCATTGACGGCCAATTGATATGAAATTCAAAAAAGTCAAAACTAAAAAATCTCCTCTTAAAGCAATTGAAAATATTGAAGCCATTACCAAACAGATGAGTGGTAAAGGAAAGATCAAAGTAGGCTTGCCTAAAAATAGCAATGCGTATCCTGATGGCACTAGTGTTATAATGGTCGGTTCAGTACATGAATTTGGCAGTCCGTCACGTAATATCCCTGAAAGAAGTTATTTGCGATCCACAATGCAAGATAACAAACGTAAATATAAAAAAGATTTATCTAAATTGGGAGCTAAAATTGCTACTGGCGCTTTGACTTCTGAAAAGGCACTTTCCCTCTTGGCTCTAAAAGTTGAAGCCGATGTTAAAGGTCGTTTGACAGAACTTTCCAATCCGGCACTGAAATATAGAGAAGGTAATCCTCTAATTGATACAGGTCATCTAAGACAATCAATCACTCATCAGGTTGATGCTTAATGCCTATTAATGTATCAGAAGCCATTGACATGGACACAGGAACGATAGTTGGTTTATTTAATAGAATCAATGGGGGGTATGTGGATGGGGTCTTTGTGGATGGCAAAGAAAAATCCACAAAAGCCATTGCGAGTGTACAAAAGCCTACGCCCGAAGAAATGAATTTTTTAGAAGGTGGCGAAAGGACAAAGAGTTTAAAAACTTTTTATCTTAATAAAGAGGTATATACCTCTGATGACACTAGAAGTGCAACTGAAATCAGCCATCGTGGTGTGAGATACAAAGTGATCCATGCGGGGGATTGGCTAGATTATGGTTGGTTCTTCGCTATAGGGGCTAAAGTAAAATGACTTTAGTGGAAGAAACATTAAATAAAGCTGTTAGAGATATTGTCAATGCAATAATATCTCCTAATTTCGCTATCAAAGCAAAACAAAACGCTCCACGACCTACCACTTCTTATGCATCGGTTGACACTATGATTAGTTCTTCTGTTGGTATTGAAGAACTAAAGATGACGGATAGAATTATTGATCCTGATATTGATAGTCGTCGCACAGGCTATCGAGAAGTGATGTTTAGTTTACAATTTTATAGAGACAATGCGTTCGACAATGCTACTCTCACCAAAATAGGATTCACTAGAAATTCAATTTTGGAAACATTAAGAGCCGCTGATTTAGGTTTGGCGACCAGATCAGAAGTTCGCGATATTTCTGAACAACTGGAAAACGGTTGGGAAGAACGCGCTCAATTTGATTTAGTGTTGAGCGCAATTGGCACTGACAATGATATCATTACTTCAATAGAAAATGTTGTCATGGACGGTGGATTTCAAACTAGGGGGAAAATTATCCCTGTTACTGTAGAGGTTTAATACTTATGACTATTCCAGTTAGTAGTATTGTAAACGTCGGTATCACAATTGGGGCTACTTTCCCTTCTCGCAAGGGATTTGGGATTCTCAATTGTGTAACGGCTGAACTCGGTGTTATCGGGTTCGCAGAACGTATCAGATATTATTCTGATGCAGATGGGGTTGCGGCTGATTGGGCTGGAACTGAAGTAGTTAAATTGGCAAACGCCTACTTTAGCCAACAGCCAAAACCAACAGATTTTGCGGTATCGTTAAGAGCTGAGAATGATGTTGCTGCAGAATTACGTGGTGGTTCTGTTGTAGACAATGCGGCAAACCTAGCATTGTTCGTAGCGATAACTGATGGTAGTTTTGCTATATCAATTGACGGTGGTGCTGAAGATATTATTGCAATGGACTTTAGTTCAGATACCAATATGGCTGATGTTGCCGCAACTATTCAAACAGCATTGCAAGCGATTGTTACATTACCATTCCCAACATCAACAGTCACTTACGAAGATGGTCGTTTCTTCATTCGTTCAGGAACAGTCGGGGCAACATCGATTATTTCATTCTTAACAACTGTAGCACCTGCTTCTGGAACTGACATCAGTACGTTGTTAGAAATGGAACAAGGTAAAGGCACTAAAACTAATGGTCTTGATGCTGAAACTATTACTGAGGCGTTAGATGCGATCAATCAAAAGAATGACGATTGGTACGGACTAATATTCACTAAAGAAGTTCGTGATCTTGCAGTTGTTAACACTGAAGATGCTGTTATGGCGGCTGCCGCTTGGACACAAGCGCGAGTTAAGACCTTTTTCAATACATCGAATGATCTTGATGTTCTTGATAGTGTTACCACTACCGATATTGTCAGCCTTTTAGATGCGGCGACGATGACTCGTACGATGTCTACATTCAGTTCTACAATCGCTGAATATCCAAGCGCAGCGATTGCAGGTAGAGCATTTACTGTTCAATTCAGTCAACCGAATTCAACACTTACTTTGAAGTTCAAACAACTTCCTGGAATCACTGTTGAGACACTTAATACCGACGAGAAAGCGGTGCTTGATAGTAAGCGCGGTAACGCATTCTTTGAAGTAGGTGAAACTAAGATCTACGCTGAATCATACATGGCTAGTGATTTCTTCTTTGATGAAATCCATGGCGTGGATTGGTTAACGGATGCTATCCAAATTGAAGTTTATGGTTACTTGTTGTCTCGTGCAACTAAAGTTCCATATACTGATCAAGGTGTAGCGGCATTAGAACAGCAATTAATCAAGATTATGGATGAAGCAGTTCGCAATGGCTTACTTGCTCCGGGAACTACGGTTGATGGTGAATTCTTGCCAAACGGGTATAAGACGATAACTATTCCAGTAGCGGATGTTTCTGCTAGTGAAAAACAGAATCGTCAATACAATGGTCTTAGCTTTGTTGGTCTTGGGGCGGGTGCTATCCATGGCGTTCAAATCCAAGGCGTGTTTGAGCGATAGGAGAAAAGCACATGAAAGTTTATAGTTTTTTAGATACAGTTTTTCTCATCAACGGTGTAGATTTATCAGGTTGGGATGAAGGTGACGATGTCATTGACATGCAACGACTTGGAGATTCAGCCGCTCATGTGATCGGTGCAATGGGTGAAATGACTGTTTCGCTCAGTGCTGATCGCTCTGGTGAGTTAACTTTTAGATTACAACAAGGATCGGCTTCTAATGTCTATTTATCTGGTTTAATTGCAGCTCAAGAAAATGGTGCTTTTGTGCCAATTTTTGCTCAATTTAAAGATACTAGAGGAAATGATCTAGCGTCAGGAACGCAAGGCTATATTACTAAGCCTGCAGGAATGAAACGTGGTGTTAACGCTCAATCACAAGAATGGAAAGTTGTGGTTGAACGGTTGGATTTGCTTCACGGCGAATCATAACAACTTAGGGGTTTTGTCGGCTTAGTAACTAATGGTTCCCGGCATCGTTTGTTACGACAAAACCCCCTTTTTATCTTGTCGGGATTATCTTGTCGGGAGAAATAAAGTGGCTTGTAAAACAGAAACAACAACCATAAATGAAATAGAATATTCATGCAGACAGTACTCAGCGATCATTGGTGCTAAGTATAAATTAAAAGTCATCAAAGCTTTTGGTGCATCGTTAGCGGCGATAGTCCCTGCTATGTCCGGTAAAACAGATGATCAGGTCAAGGCATTGGCCGAAGCTGTGGACAAATTATTTAAACACGCAACTCCTGATGAACTTATCGACTTACTAGTTGAGATGGTAACATCCGGCACAGTTGCTAGAGCCAATGAAGAAGGCAAGCTAGTCATTCTAACTAAAACAACCTTTGAACAAGCTTTTGGTGGGGATGATTTAGCTGATATGTACAAAGTATTCATTTTTGTGTTGAGGACAAATTACGCGGGTTTTTTCAAAGGCAAGAAGGCACAAGAACTTCTTGCCAAAGCGGAGGCGACCCTGTAGATTTTAGCAAATTCCCGAATGTTGACCCTTGGGTGCATCGGCCTCTATTAGCTGATCCCCCAATGTGTTCACTCAAGGAATTGGAAGATGGTACATACTCAATTGAAGATGTATTAATTATGAATGAATTGTTAGACTTAAAACAATCATTGAAACCCAAACCGCGAAAAGGAAAATAAAATGGCATTAGGTGTTATCGATGAACTCTTAGTTGGCTTAGGGTTCGAATATGATCCTAAAGACTTAGAGCAGTTTAACGATGATATCGGTGCTGTTACCTCTACGATTAAAACTTTTGCAAAAATAGTTGTTGCAGGAACAGCCGCATTAGTTGGATTCACAGCCGCCACCACAGCCGCCACCGATAGGCAAGGCAAATTATCTAAGCAAACAGGCGTTTCAGTTGAAGAAATAGATGCATTAGAATTTGCCCTTAAACGCGCGGGGGGTCAGAGTGAGTCTATGGGCAGTAGCTTAGACAACCTTGCTATTCGTATATCAGAAACCTCGCGTGGCATGGGATCTGGAATAGAAGCATTTGGGATACTTGGTGTATCCGTTACTGATACCAATGGTAAACTAAAAGCAACTGACCAAGTATTACTAGAAGTATCTGACAGACTTCAAAGATTTTCAAAAGCCGAACAAATTGAACTTGCTGATAAACTTGGATTGAGAGATTCCATCCTTTTATTGCAGGAAGGCTCAACAGGAATTAGGAAACTAACCGCCGAAGCTAAAGAATTTGGCGTAACTACTAAAGAAGATGCACTTCTATCTGAACAGTTCCAAGACTCACTAGCCGATATATTCCAAATAGTAAAGCAACTGTCCAGAATTATTACTAGATCACTAGCACCAGTACTGAAAGACGCGTCAAATAAAATGACCGAATGGTGGAAAACTAACAAAGAAGTCATAGAACAAAACATACCCAAAATCATAGATAAAATTACTCTAGCATTTAAATTGCTAACCTTAGCGGCCATGGGATTTTTAAGTGTTAAATTAATAACCGCACTAGTTACAATGATAACATTGTTTAGTACCCTCGGCGCTAGAGCTGTATTTGCCAATCTTGCCATAGCCGCATTGCCTATATTAATTGGAACAATTATTACCGCCATTGGTTTACTTGCCGAAGACGCTAAGGTGTTCTTTGAAGGTGGGGAAAGTTTCATAGGGAGCATGTTAAAGAAATATCCTGAATGGTCTAATCAGATCATTGTTGTCGCTGCTACGATGGCCACCGTTGCTGATTTAGTCGGCATGGTATTTAATGGATGGGGTCAAATATTTGATTTATTCAATGCTGAAGATCCTATTGGCGATCTATTAGTAGCTATACGACAACTTCAAAAAGATTTAGTTACTGCCTTTAAAGAAATAGGTGTTGCAATTGCTAAATTTTTCAGTGATTTATGGGATGATGTCGCCAATAGTTTTGACAACAATGTTATAAAACCAATCACCGATAAATTAAAAATCATTAAAGATTTCTTTGGATTTGACAACAATGTTATAAAACCAATCACCGATAAATTAAAAACCATTAAAGATTTCTTTGGATTTGAAGATGAAGAAATAAAAGTTAAAATAAACACAGAAGGTAAGCCTGAAATGGACTTATCGAATGCGGTGCTTGGTCAGGATAATATTGAACGCTTCGCTGACACAGGTAAGATCGCTAATATACCTGAAGGATTTGATTTAGCCAATGTAATATTAACAGACTTAGGTGAAGTGATACCTGAGCTACAAGCTATGGAAGTTAACATTGCAGAAGTACCTGAATTACAAGACATAGCTGTGGCCATCGGTGATATGCCTGAATTACAAGACATAGCTGTGGCCATCGGTGATATGCCTGAATTACAAGACATAGCTGTGGCCATCGGTGAT